CTAGATCAAGCCGACCTCGCACATACACACCAGCTCGGTGCGCGTGTTGTTGGGCAGGATCGCTTTCAGGTTGTACTTTTTGCCGTGGTAGGCCAGGCGGTGCGCCGTGGTCAGGTCGTCGCGGTAGCCGATGGTCACGCGCATCGTGGTGGCTGATTGCTCAGCAGCTGCGGCGATGAACTCGCGCCCGTTGATGCCTTCGATGCTCGCCCATTCGGTGCCGATCGTTGCCCAGCCTTGAATCATCTCGCCGGTCTTGGGATCTTGCTTCGAGGTATAGGCTTGAACCTCGACCGGATGGCGGCGGCGTCCGGTATTCATCACAGCACCGCCATGGATTTATACGGGGCCAGCAGGAGCTGGTAAGCCGTGTTCTCGTGAATCGGGCGGTCGGACTGGCGCTCCCGGTTGACGTACAGGTCGCCCGTCAGCAGCAGAATGGCGCACTCGATGGCCTCGGGCATGGGGTCTGGCAGGTCTTCGCCCAGGTACTTCTCGACGTGCCGGGTTGCGGCGTCCAGATAGAGCTGGATCAGCGGGTCTTCCAGGGCGTGCATCACGCGCAAATGTTGCTTGGCTTCGGCCACGGTAATCATACGAAGAACACCTCGGTATCAATTTCAAAGGGGGCGGCTGCGGCTTGGGCGGCGCCCATTGCCATTGCCAGGGCTTGCAGGCCGTCGATTCGGCCCGTGCGGCGTGATTTGTCCAATTTGCGCCCCCCGCTAGGGTCTTTGGTGGCGACGGCGTTCGCGGCGCACATGGTCAGAACGGGGTGGTTGCCGTGGGCGATGCGGCCGTTCAGCAGCTCGGCCTCGAGTGAATCCAGGGCGGGCGCCATGTCGCGGAAGCCCTGGCCATGAGGCACTAGCGGCAGATCGAGGCCCAGGCGGTCGAGTTCTTTCTTGAAAATGTCCATACGCCAGCGGTCGAACGCGACGGCCTGAATATCCACGTCAGACAGGATCTCGGCCATCTCAGCGGCCACATACTCATAGTCCACCGATGCGCCAGGGGTGGTTCGCAGATAGCCTTCGGCGGCCCACTGGTCGTACGGGGCGCGGTCTTTCTTGGCGCGGTCGAAGATCCCCTGTTCTGGTGTCCAGAAGTACGGGCGAACCTGCCAGACGCCAGCGGCTTTGCCGATCAGCACAAGCGCCGTCAGGTCGGTACGGGCGGACAGATCGAGGCCGGCATACACGGGACCGTCGAAAGGTTCTGGCTCGGCATCGCAGGCCATCCACACGTCAGGCGATATGAACGGGCTGTCCAGGCTCACGCGCTGATTCAGCAGCAGGTTCCGGGCGGTGTTGGACATAGACGGCATCCGCGCCGCTTGCTGCATCTGCTCGCGCAGGTCGTCTTCGGAGCGGAACAGGCCCAGCGCCGGGTTGGCTGCTTTCCAGGCATCTTCGTCTAGCAGGTCGCAGCCCTTCGGCGCGGTGTACAGGTGGCAGACGATGCGCGGGTCTTTCGACTGCTTGGCGTCGTCGATCCACTGGCTCAGCAGATCGGCATCGTTCGCGGCTTGGGTACTGATAGCGATCAGCAGCGGGTCAGCGTGTGCGCCCTGGCTGGTCGTGATTGCATCCACGAAGTCGGACTGCGGCCCGCGGATCTGGCCTATCTCGTCGAGAATGGCGAGCACCGGAGAAAGGCCGTGCGCTGTCTTGCCGTCAGCGGCCAAGGCCCGAAACTCGGTATTGAGTGGCAGGCCCAGCAGGCGTTTACCCGATGGCACGATGCGGACAATCTTCGACAAAGCCGGCGACTGCATAACCATCTTTGACGCCAGGTTGAACACTAGCGCGGCCTGGTCGCGGCTCATTGCACCGGACACTAGCTGGCTGTTCTGGCGAGCCATGGGACCGACCAGGTGAGCGAGAATCAGGCCAGCGATAAGCCCGGATTTTCCGTTCTTTCTCGCTATCGAGCAGATGGCACGCCGGGTGCCGTTGGGGTTGTCGTATACGGCCCGGATGAACTGCTTTTGAAACTCAGCCAGCAGCAAGGGCTTGCCAACGTCCGCACCTTCCGGCGTGACGCAGTAGCGTTCCACGAAGCTGATGATCTTCTCGGCCCTGGTCATTGCATCGTCACCAGGGTTGGGATCAGGTCGTCGTCGAGCTGAGCACGGGCGTCACGCTCCAGGGCGGCACCTTTCGGCAGATCCTCGGCTTTGCCCACGGTGGCGATGGTGTCCACCTTCAACTGGCGACCAGTTGCCAGGGCGCGGCGGCTCATGTTTTCCATGATGGCGATTGCCGGGTGGGCCTTGCCGTCCAGGATCAGGCCGTCACGGTCGATGGTCTTTTGTAGCTGCTCGATATCGGCATAGGCGCGGGCAAGGTTGCCGGCTAGGATCAGGTCAGCATCGGTCCAGGTATCACGCGGGCGAGCGGTCACGATGGCATCCCAGAACGGCTTGGCGGCCTTGCTCACGCGCACAAACGCAGGCGGCGCTATAGGGCCAAGCGCGACGGCTTGAGCGGCTGCTATGGCTGCTTTAGCGCTGTCTGAGCGGGGGCGGCGTGGGGTCATCTTCATGGCGGTTAGCAATAAAAAAGCAGGGAGAGGGCGGTCTTCTCGCCAGCGGTTGCTGGTGATTTTTCCGGTCGATTCCACGGGTGCGCCGGGTCGAGTGGCACGCCGTTCACGTCGCAGCCCAGATAGACGCTTTTATCCATCGACGCGGCTGTCTTGAGCGAGTGGCACTCATGGCATAGCGGCTGCAAATTCTCCCGGCTATTGTCGTCGGTGAAGTCCTCGCGGCTGTCCTCGATGTGGTCCACGTCAGTGGCAGGCACTACCAGGCCACGCGCTGAGCACATACGGCACAGCGGTTCCTCGGCCAGTACCTGAGCGCGGAGCTGCTTCCAGGCAGAGCTGTTAAGACTTAACGTCCGGCGCTTCTTCATGCGTTAACCTCGTTAACTGGCTTGTTAACCTGGTCGTCCAGTCCGTCGATGGCGGGCAGGTTCTCAATGCGGCGCACCTCAGACCGGAGCATCCATCCGTCTTCAATGCCGCGCTGATAGAAGTTCGCACGGGCCAGGCTGTCGCCACGCAGCAGACCTTCCACGTTGTGCTCAACAAAGAACGCGGGATTGGTAATACAGGCCCGGTTCACGGCCTGCTCCCACATGACCAGATGACGGCGCAGGGTGTTGGTTACGAAGAACCGGGCGAGCTCGACCACGTTCGAATAGTTCGCGGCTTCCATGTCGCCAATCATCACGGGCGGCACACGGAATAGACGCGCCGTCTCGACGATGGACAGGCGCCGGGCTTCGATCCACTCGGCATCCTCTAGCGTCATGCTCACGGTCTTGAACGTCGCGCCTTGCGGCAGTACGGCGGTCTTGCCGTGGTTGCTCACACCGGATTGACCAGCAGCCCAGCTTTCGCGGATCTGCCCGGCCTGCTCGCGGGTTGTGCCGGGTGGTGTCTCGATGACGCCCGATAGCTTGGTGCCTTGCTCGAACATCTTGGCGCCGTGGGTACGCTCGGCCAGGGCCAGGCCGATAGTGTCGCGGGCTACTTGGATCGGGCTGCGGCCCAGGATTCCATCGTCGGAGTGGTAACGCAGGTGCAGGACTTCATCGGCCAGCAGGCGGCGCTGGTTGCCTTTGCCGTCAACGTGGTCATAGACCAGATTGCCCAGGCTCGAACGCAGCACGGTCACGCTATCGGGGTGCAGCGGCAGCAGGGCTTTCACCGAACCGTTCGGGTTCCACACGATTTCCGCATAGGCGTTACCACGCAGCAGGACGTGGCGCTGCATCTGCTCGCGGAACTCCAGGGCGGTCTGGTAGTTGTTCGGGGCGTCGTGCAGCAGACGGTACAGCGGGTGCGTCTTGGCCTTCTCGCGTCCGTTGTCGGTGTTGCGGTACACGTCGAGCGGCAGGCTGCCCACTGTCTCGCTGATAGCAGCCACGCACGCATAGACCGCGCTGATGCCTTCGGCGGTGGTTGTGTTCACGTCTACACCGGCCACGCCAGGAAAGCCCGTTAGGCGGTCGTAGTAGGTGTCGAATGCCGGGGTCGTCGGCTCGGGGCTGGATCGTTTGAACAGGCGCGGAAACTTCACTGGCAGGCCTCCAGATACAGACGAGCAAGGCGAATCGAGCGCGGCAGCTTCGACCGGACTTGAACACTCGTCGCGTCATAGGCCGGGTTGGCCGTGATGGTGATCTCGAATAGATCCACGTCTCGCAGCTCGCGGACGGGTTTCGCGCCTTCGGCCCAGGTGTCGCGCACGGGCAGGAACCCGAACGAACAGCCGGCCACGTCGCCACGTTTCACCAGTTCGGCCAGATCGCGGCCCAGGGTGGTATCAGGCAGGTCGAGCTCGAATGCCAGACCTTCGGAATCTTCGGTGAGTCGCAGAGTGCCGGAACCCAAGCGGCCTAGGAGCGACTTGCCGTCATGCTCGTAAATCGCCCGGATGTTTCCAGCAGAAGCGGCGGCAAGCGTCCGGGTGAAGGCACCGGGGCGGATGACTTCCACAAACTCGCCCAGGTCCGTCTCAGAGTTGAACCGAGCGGCATAGCCGGTCAGCTTGCGTCCGTCAGGCTTCAGCCCATTGCTTGCGCGCCGTTCCATTGCTTAGACCTCGGTCGCTACGACGAAGCCTTGCGGGTGGCGCACGGCGGTATCGACGGTGGCCATAGCGCGAACCTGAATGCCGCCACGGCTGTAGGCCGGCTCAGCGTATGGGTTCACCAGAATGTCCACCTCGGACCAGACGCCCAGCATGACTTGGCTGAAGTCGCCCAGGATCAGCTTGCCGGCCGGGACGTTCTTGCTCGCGGCCAGGGACAGGCCAGCCATAGCGCCGTTGTCGTACAGGAAACCCGAACCGGAACCGGCGACCTTCTCAGCAGCAGCCAAGGCGGTGCGGATGGCGGCAGTAGTCAGCCAGCGACCGTTCTGGATATCCACGTCATCGAGCATTTCCAGCATCGCCAGAACGCCAGCCCAGGTAGTCGGAACATCACCAGCGGCTTGGATGCCAACGGTGTTCAGGATGCCCAGCGGCTGCCCAGCCAGACCGGAACCGTTGATGATCGCGGCGTCGATCTGCTTGGCGATCAAGAAGCTCAGATCCTCGCGCACCAGTTGCTCGATGGACGGGGCGCTCTGCTGAATGAGCTGGCGGCTCATCTCAGTTTTGCCGCCGACGTGCTTCGGGGTCAGGGTGACTTGATCGAAGCTCATCTCGGCTTCAGGCACGGCCTGGCCTTCAGTAACCCAGCCGGTTTCGAGGCCGCTGCCGAACTTCGGAATCGCCACGTTGCCACGCAGGCCGGTCATTACGCGCACGCCCATCTGGCGAGCCAGCAGAGCCTCACGCAGCGGGCCAATGTAGTCCTGAGCGCGATGGTCGGTGCCTACCAGTTCAGGCGCGGTCGCGGTGGTGTTGGCGCGCTTCTCGAGACTGGCGAAGGGTACGAAGGCGCCCTCGGCTTTGCGGCCACTGCGGCGTTCGGCTTCGCGGGCATATTCGGCCTCGGCGCCGTCCAGGTTGCGGCCTTCCATCTGAGCGCGAATCACCTTGGTGACGCTCACGGAGCCGGCCAGGCGGTCGAAGTCGGCAGAGGGTGCGCCAGATACCGGAGTACCAGCAGCGCGGCGTTCTACTTCGCCCAGGTACTCGGCACGCTCAACCTGAGCGGACAGGGCGCGCTCTTCGGTCTTGAGGGTGTCGAACTGCTTGGTTTCGTCGGCAGACAGATCGCGGCCTTCAGCGGCTGCGGCATCTACCAGGGTTTTCATGGCGGCGACCTTGGCGGAGCGCTGCTCGCGTAGGGCGGAAATCTTCATTGTCGTACCTGTAAAGTTAGATGACATGCACGCATACTGTACGCATATACAGTATTCCATGCAACTAATCGTTGACAGGCAGGCTCGGCGCGTTGTAGCGGGCACAAAAAACCCCGCTCGGTGGCGGGGTTGAGGTCATTGCGCGGTTGCGTCAGGCCATCGTTCTCTGGCTCTTCTAAGCGCTTCTCCATGGGTAACTGGCTCGCAGATCATGGTAAACGGCGGGTGTCCCGCTACCGTTATCGTCCAGTGACCCCGACGCGATTCGCCGTCATTAGCAGCGACCTCTGCTAGCAGTTCCAAGCGATGCAGTTTGATGTACTGGCGAACGTCCGGCGTCAGCTTGCTAGATGGCGAGACGATTAGCCGGTTGCCTTTCACCTTGGCGCTGAAGCCGTGGGCGCGGAGATAGTCGATAGCGGCCATTAGAAAGCCTCCGCATCTGAATCGTCGAAGGCTAACTCGACGGGAGAAACTTCCAGACTCGAAGTCCTGCATGTCCTAATGTCCTGCTGTTCGGCTGGTTTTTTGGTTTCTTGCAGGACTTCAGGACTTGCAGGACTTTGCTTCGGAGACTTTCTTTTTATCTCCCACTTAACCGCGCCGCCGATCTTGCCAAGGCACTTACAGTCGATGCCCAACTGCCTCAGCGCGGGGGCTGCGCGGCGTAGTGCGTCGCCAAGCCCTTTTGGTGAGCGCGGCCACGAATCGCAGCCGACCGGACGGTACTGCTCCAGCGTGAGCAAGATATCCTTGGCGGGGGCGGTAACGCCTTGCGAGCGGGCCTCGATCATATCCACTACGGCCGCCGCTACAGGGCTCGCATCAATGGTGCGTGCAAGACTTTCTTGTCGGCAGGCGTTGAACTCGCGCATGAAGTCCGCAGGAGCGTGTCCAGCAGCTTTCGCGACGGCCATTCCGAGGAGTGCGAACTCGACTAGACGGGGACGTTCATCAGCAGGGATCTGCATGTCAGGCAGGACTACCAGCGCCTTTGCCGCAATATCCAGCAGCGCGCCCAACAGGTGCGGCAGATTCTCCTCATACTCGCGCCATAGCCCCGTCACCTCCTGGCGCTCGGTGATGACGGGCGTCTCGATGGTGATGGCGCGGTCCACAAGATCCTGTGCAGTCACGGCGGCGGAAATGCCATTGAGAATGATCGGGCGCTTGACGGTGATGACGCTCTCCTCAGCGTCGGAGTAAAGCTTGCGCTTGGCAAACCCGCCCCCGGTGGCGAGTACGCACAGCGCGTCCTGCATAGGTGCAGGTAGGTGCGAGATGTTCTCGTAACTGACCATTGCGCAGGCTCCGGCAGATACGAAAACATCCTCGACTGTCTTGGGTGCTCCGCGCAGGTCGCAGGCGTTGGGGTCGATCAGCCGGCGCAGTGCTGTTTGCGTGGTGCTCTTGGCGCTCCCCTGCTCGCCTAGCAGCTCCATTACCGGGAAGGGTGTCTCCGGTCGCAGGCATTCAATCATCCACGTCAGGGCCAGCAGGCGGGAGCCGTGCGGCACGTTGGCAACCTTCCACAGCGCGTCGATAGATCCGCCAGGGATCGGTTCGGGAAGCGGCTGCATAGACTCGGGGCGAACGAAGGCGATCTCGACTTCCTCGACGATCTCCCAGTGCCCAGCGCGAAGCCGAACGGCACGGCTGCTGCCTGATGCGGCCAGGTCGAGCCAATACTCCCCATTACCGCCTGCCATGCGCAGATGAACATCACGCAGTTCGCCGTGGAATCGGCCAAGTCCGGCCAGGGTGGTTAATGCCTCTCGGATAGACTGGTCTCGTGGCGCCTTGCCCGTGTCCATGTAGAAGCCAGCCACCAGACAATCACGGAACTGCCGACTGGCCAGGCTGCGGACTTCTCCGGTCTTGCGGTCGCGGACAAACACGTCTTTGTTCGAGTCGTGGAACAGCTCGAAGCGCTGCTCGACGAATTTGACCAGCAAAGATGCCTGGCTCTGCTTGTCGTCATCCTCGTCGCCTGGCTCGAAGTGTTGCTCGGTAGGCGCGTCATCTTCGGGCAAGTGATTGCCGGGTGCTGCCACCAGTTCGAGAAGCTGCTCGACAGTGCCGCCAGCGTCTAGCCAGTCGCTCACGTCACCCTTCGGCGGCAGACCAGGCAACAGCAGGACGCGAACGTCCGCATTAGCCATATTGAGCGCGTGCGCCACCTTGTCGGCGTGCTTGCGCCCAGGCTCGTCGTTATCGGGCAGGATGACCACGCGGCGGTCGGAAAAATGCTTGCTCAACTCGTCCGGCCACTTTCCAGCGCCGCCAGCGTTACAGGTGGCGATCAGCCCGAGTGACTCCAGCCGGAGCACGTCTTTCTCGCCCTCGACGATGAAAACAGGTTGATCTGGCTTCGCCTCCAGCAGTTGCGGCAGATGGTACGGAACCTGGCGAACGTCCTTAACCGACCAGAGCCAGCCGCCTTTGCCGTCCGGCTTGCGCTGACGGAAGTCTTTAGGCTCGAACCGGACCACCTCGAACAGCAGACGGCCCCTTTCGTCCTTGTATGCATATGTCGTGTCGATCTTGGGCTTAGGCACAACTTTCGGCTTTACTAGAGCCGGCCTCGGCTGCTGATCTTTAAGGCCGTTCTTTTCTAGCCATGACAGTTGCCCGGCGCGGGTGGTGATCCCGGTCTGGCGAACGATCAAGTCCAGGACGCCGCCGCCGATGCCTTCCTCGTGGTCGTGCCAGACACCCTTATCTAGATCCACAGCGAGCGAGCCGCGTGTTCCGAACCGAAGTTCGGTTGGCTTACTGACTGACGCGTTAGGTTCACCTAAAAGGAAGCGGGCAACTGGCTCGATCAAAGTTTCGAGGCCGAGCGATCCCGCCGCCGCTTGCACGACGGTTTGATTTCTCATTGGTTATGCCTCCTGCTGAGTCAGGAAGGCGTCGATAACCTCGGGATTCCAACGAACCGAGCGCCCAAAGCGCACCGGGGTCGGGAAGCCTGGCGCCTTACTCCAACGCCAGAAGGTCGTGCGGGATACCTGATAGCGCTCGCAGAGCTTGGCTATAGGTTGGTAAACAGGGTTTTTGGTCTGCATGGATTGATCCTGTGATGCAGGTGGTCAAAAACCGAGGGAAGGGAAGACACCACCGGCCCCGCAAGCGGGGTCATACATTGACGTATCAATGCCAGCGGTAATACATTCCCTACTGGTATACTTTGTATACCTAGAAGCCCGCTCAAAAGCTTCATCCTCGGGGTTGTTAACTAGCTAGCTGGTTTGCAACGGGACGCGGCAAACGTCCCTCCCCTTAGATCAGCCCGGTACGGCAAATACCGGGCTTTTCTTTGTCTGCAAATCCTACTGCTCGCCCGTGGCACCGTGGTGTGATCGGTGTTTCACGCGGTCGCTGCATGCTTAGCTAGTGGTCACGATGTTACTGCGGTGCGCAGGCAAGCTCAAAGCCTGTCTCAATGCTGCATCCATAGGCTGAACGATCGTATTTATGCCTATTCGTACCTATTCGCACCTATTGGTATTTAAACGTCAGTTTGAGCATTCGCTAGATTTGTATCAAATTGTTTCAGTTGCGCAGTTAGCGCCGCCTCGAACGCATCCATCGCTTCGATCTTCGCTGGCAGATACGCCTCGGGATTATTCCGGTAGTGCCGTCCTACGACGCCGGTTTGGCCGTGACTCTGCAAAAGATCTGATTGCTCGTCGGGTATCCCGTGCCGCTGCATCAGTTGCGTGCAAGTGCGGCGCAAGTCTCTCGGGGTGAATCGCTCGATTCGTTTGCCATCAATGACCGCGTGCTTCGAGCGGCACCAATCCGCAATTGCATGGGTAAAGCTCGTCACTACAAACGGCGCTTTGCCGGTAGACGTCCAGGGCCAGTCTTCTTCGCCATTTATCTCGAACACGTCTTCCAGAATCTCGACGGCGCGATCAGTTAGCGGCACCAAGTGAACGCGCTTCACGCTTCCCCGGCCTTTAACATCGATCAAGCGCATAACCTTCTTATCCACATCGAAACTCGACCACGGCTCCCTGGCGACTTGGGCGATGCGCTGGCCGCCAGTTGCGATAACAAACTTGAACAGCAGCGCCATGACCGGGCCGATGCCTTCGGTTATCTCGATGGTGTGCCAGAACTTACACAACTCAGCATCGCTTAGCGCCCGCTCGACAGACCTCGTTGCGTGTTCAACCCTCACCGCGTCCACTGGGTTGACCGCTAAACCGAAGCGCTTGCCGCTGGCTCTGCCGATGGTGTGCTCGGCGGTAAGCCCGTACTGAAAAGCGGCTCGCAGAAAGGCTCGCACCTTCTCTGCCTGGCTCGTCGCGCCACGCTTCCAGATCGGGGTCAGGATCTTCTCGACAGTGGCGGGCGTCACGGCATCGCACTTGAGCCTCTGAATTGAGGCAGGAATGTCCGCTTCGATCACACGACGCCATTCAGCCAACTGGCGCTCACCGACCTTTCCGGTACGCGCTAGCAGGTAATCAGCGAGCAAATCCGCAACGCTCCCTCGCGCTGCCTCGTCGGCCTGCTTCTGCTTTAGGGCTTCAAATTGGCGTATGCGTTCCTGGCGCTCGGCTTCTTTGAGCGCGTCGTCTGCTTCGATAGCTGCTCGCAGGTCCGGCTCGTGACGCAGCCGTTCCGACATGGCACGCGCTTTATCTCGAATCTCGACCAGCGTCATGCCAGTCGCCCGATGGGTTGAGCGATAGTCACCGATCTTGAGTAGCTTCTGCTTGCCGTCCAGGTAGTAGCGAAAAAACGCAGCGGGCGCGCTATCGCCAGGCCGCTTGAACATGATCGCGCCACTACCTCGCCCGGGCAAACTCTCCGTCAGAGGCTTGCAGCCGGGCTTCATGCCTTTCAGCATCTGGTCGTTAACAAAGGAGGGAGCGCGCTTGTTCAT